CCACAACAACAACAACCGGTGGTATTGCAGGTTCGACGGCGGTACCCGACGAAACGGCTACGGTTACCGACACCCCAAGCGCAACACTCGACGCGACCGATACGACAGTCACGGAACCATCGCTTAACCTTGATTTTACGACAACACTCCCCCGAACTTTAAAAAGGTACAATGGCGTGACGAACTCGAGTATCGGTGCGCGGTTTAATAGACGCGAAACGAATAAGAAACGGATCGAGAAAAGTATAAGTATACCAACGAGTTTCTCGGCCGAACTTACGGCAAACAATGCGAGTTCACCAACGACACTTACGGTAACGGTCGCGAACAGTAAATTCGTGATTAACGGTGACGAAACACCAACACTCGGGTTCATTCGCGGGGAAACGTATACGTTCGACCAGACCGATTCTTCGAATGGTGGACACCCTCTCGTGTTAGCGACATCCGAGGACGGGACGCAATACACGACAGGATGGACGGCTTCAGGAACACCGGGTACGGATGGTTCACACGCGTTTATCGTACCTTACAATGTTCCCGATACGATATACTATAAGTGTAGTAACCACAATAATATGGGTGGTGAGATACACACGACGTTCGGGAACGCGTTTTCCTTGGGCGACTTTACGGTCGCGGCAAATACCCACGTTTCGGGGGAGTATACGTTAGCAACAAACTATGACGGAACGACGAGTAATTTATACGTGAACGGTTCCTTAATAACACAAACGACCCCGACGATCGCGTCGGGTGTAAAAGAATTCATTCTCGGTAAAGAGTTCGACGGGTACGTGAAAAACTTTAAGTTTTGGAACTATGCGAAACCGTTTTTGGTTACTACCATTATCGCGTTCCACTACGCTGGTTTCGTTGCAACTGATTATAATAGTGCGTACGCCACCAAAGAGGCGGCGGCTGCAGATGGGTTTGTTTACGCGGACACCCCGGATGGTACGTATTCATGGGGAACACTAACGGTCACCTCCAATACCACGTCCAATACACAATACACGTGGACACCGGTTACAGCAATTACGGCGGATGTGTTGATGGTCGCGGGTGGTGGTGGGGGTGGTGGTGTTCAAGCCGGTGGCGGTGGTGCGGGTGGTTTATTGTTTTATGAGTCTGAGACTCTCGTGGGATCCAAGACTGTTGTCGTTGGTAATGGGGGTTTGGGTGGTATAGGTAATGATAATGATACTCTTGAAGTTGGAAATAAAGGTTCGGATAGTGCGTTTACAGGTCTAACGACTGTTGTGGGGGGTGGTGGAGGAGGGGGTGACAGTTACACTGGAACAGATGGAGGTTCTGGGGGTGGCGGAACTAGAAATTCAGGTGGACATGATGGGGGGTCGGGTGTAGCTGGACCACCGAGACAGGGTCATGACGGTGGTAACTCTCCTAGTGATTCTAATGGATGGGGGTCGGGTGGAGGTGGAGCGGGTAGTGTCGGTGGAAATAGTACTGAATTTACAGGAGGGAACGGTGGAATGGGAGTCGGTGATTATATCAGTGTATTCGGTACCACTTATGGTGATTATGGATGGTTTGCGTCTGGAGGTGGTGGCGGTGGTCATGGGAGTTTAGCGACGACTGCTGGAACCGCGTCACAAGGTGGTGGTACTTCGGGTACGCTGCCTTCTACAAAAGCCGACGACGCCCAAAAACATACAGGAGGTGGTGGTGGTGGAGCTGGATATGATGGTGATACAACAGATCAACTCGGAGGCAACGGCGGCTCCGGTATAATTTTAATTCGGTACGCATCTTAATCCCAAGCTCTCTGCATACTCGATTCAATGGCCCACGGGTACCGTATTTTACCGTACCCGACAATGTTATACGCATCGATACCGATACGGTTACATTTGGTACACACGTCGAAACTGTCGTCGATGATCGAGTCTAAGGCAAGACTTCGACAGATTTCGTGTTTCTCAATTTCGTGATCCGTATAACTATTGGTCATGATAAGATCATCGAACGTATTGGGGAACCAGTACTCGAGCCATTGTTCGGTTTGTGTACGCGCGTAACTTTGGCGACCCGTGACGATATACATTTTATCGGCGTGTTTGCGTAAATACCCCATTTGTTTACACACGCCCGGGATCGGTTTAAGTTTTGCAAACGCTTCGGATTCGTAAAAATCGTGGACCATGTTACGCGATTCGGTTTCGGTAATGTTAAACATATCTTTATAGACGTAAGGGTACCTTTTAGTGGCGGGAAACTTGTACCCACGGAACTTTGCCATGGGTCGTACGAACGAGACGAGAACTTCGTCGATATCAATAGCAACTCTTTTCATTTTTTATTTGTAAATTTGCGCTTAAAATCTCTAAATTAATTTTCATACGAGTATAGTAAGTAAATACTGTAGATGGCGGTGCCACCGGTAGTTGACTATAGTCGTATGGAAAGACTTAAACCTCCAGAAAGTCAAGTTATTCCCATAAATGCGAACACTTTGTGTATATTTTTAATCATAGCAACGATAATAGGTTTGTATAAGAGGTATATAGACACCAGATCCCGAAGGGATCTGTAAAAGGGAAAACCCCAGACCTTTAGGTCTGAAGTTAAGGGCTCAAAGTGATACGACCCCTATACCCAGACCCCTTCGGGGTCTGAAAGGCTTGGAGTCGGGATCTAGTCAATCGCGTGAACGACGTCGTATTTGATACACTCCTCGGGGTCTAAGTATACGTCGCGTTTCATGAGTTTATTGAACTGTTTTTCGGGTATTTTGGTTTTTTCCATGTACGTTTTCGAAACCATTTCCATGAGTTTATCACACATTTTCATTTCGTCCTTAACTTCCTCGTATTTCCCCCAGAACCCCGAGGTCGATATTTGGTGTATGAGAACGTGTGCGTTCTTACCTATACGTCGTTCGTGTCCTCCCAAGAGTAAGAACGTGGCGGCCGAACAACACTCACCTTGTGCTATGGTAATGACCTTGACGCGCGACTTCTCGAGTATGTTCATGGCACTTATACCCGCGAACAAATCGCCTCCTTCGCTACACACGTGGACGCGTATGGTTGGTTCGTAACCTACGAGTTCGGCTTTCTTTTTGATAAGTGCGATCTCGAGTTTCTTAAACTCCTCTATAAAATCTAGAATATCGTCGTTGGTTATTTCACCGTGATAAAAGATTTCGTTACCAACGACGCGTGTTATTTTGAATTCTATGTTCATATATATTTCATTTTGTGATAATTTCTTTAATCATTTTTTTAATTTTAGATACTTCGCGTTGTTTGAGTTTGTTTTGTATACCGAGATGGTTCATAACATCGAAATCTTGAGACGTTAATGAATACTCTTTGAACTTCGAGACGTCGCCTTTTTTTGCATATTCACGTAGTATCATGAACTCGTGGTGGGACATTTTCGTGTTAGATCGTGCTTGTATATTTCTTACTTTTTGTTCGCGCATTTTTTGGTTTCCGTATTTTGTCCAACAACTTCCTGGTCGTATTTTTTCCGGATCTAGAACATTTTCCATATACATTTTAGGGAGTTTCATGGCGTACAAAACAAAATACGGCATAAAGTCCCATTCACCTTTATAAAGTTCGGTATCGTATTCGTCTGCGTTTACTAAACTACTCATTATCTTATCGTAGTGTTGTGTATCCGAATAGAGATAGTTTTCGTGTACGGAACCCCATATATGACCGTGTTCGTGTATGGTCTCTTCTATGTCTATTGTACCGGGTTTACAAAAAAAATCTTCAATTATTTCTTTGGGTGTTTTAAAAATATCTTTTTCGTCTTTAAAATCGAGATAATTTATAAAGTTTTGGATATTTCCTTCGCACTTTTCGGAAGCTAATTTTGATCTTGGATGGTTTGGTGCAAGTTTTTGTATTATTTCGGGTTTACGTTTTGGTATGAAAATCATTTTAAAGTTTGGTAAAATGTGTACATTTTTTGAAGTAACGAGTATCGGTTTTTTTGTGATGTGTCTTCCTTCGCATACGGATTCGATTATGCTTTTATAAATAGTATCGGATTCGTAATCGTCTATATACGTGTACCTGTTTGAATTTATAATTGTACTTAAAAATATTTCTTTTTTAGTTAAAACTTCGTCATACAATTCTATACTATTCGTTTCGTCGAAAACTTTATTCAGTATAAACGTTTTTCCTACACCAGAAGCGCCACACAAAAATACATTGGTACCGTTTTCCAATAGAGTTTTGATTTCCTCTATTTCTCTCTCGTGGAGCGAAAGATTGGCACTCTTTTTTTGTTTACGTATTGTAACGAAAGCGTCCATGTCCGATGAAAATGGAGAAAGTGATCTCGCTACTCAAGCTTTAGATATTATTATGGAAAATAATACACTTCAGAAACGTGTTTTAGATCCTTTAAAAAGGAAACTTTTCCCTTACTTGATGTGTATTACAGTCTTTAACCTTGCTCTTTTTCTGATGGTTGCGTATCTTGTGAATCGTCTTTCGGCGATTCTGTGATAACTTCCATGAGTTCCGTTCGTCTACGCAATTCTTTCATGAGGTCACCTTTCAGACTCACGAGTCCCTTTTCTTTTAAATCTGATATTTCATTTTTACGTTCCTCTATTCGTTCGATATCGGATTTAATGGTTTTTTTTGCTGATACTGCATTCCCTCGTATTTCTTCGAGTTCACGCTTGAGTTCGCGTTTAGCAACACCACCAACCGCATCCTTGAGTTTTGTCATGACCGTGTTTTCGGCGATAGCTCTGAAAGGCATGATTGGTTGTATGTGCATGATTTCCGGTTTGAAGAACTGGTTGTCATCGGGAAATTCTCGTTCGAAATCGTCAATCATTCGTTTCGGTACGTTTGGTGACTGTTCGATGAGTCTATCGTATTCGTTTCTACAGTTCTCAACCATGTTCGTACCGTCTTGTGTTCTTTCACCCAAAGGTAACGTGAGTTCGAGACGTATAGTTCTCGAGAGTTTACCGTATTGTACAGACGCAACACGGTGACCTTCCATGAGTTCGTTAATTTTGAGAAACTGCATGATTGTCGTTGCAATGGCGGTGATTAAGTTTAAACCACCAATTGCCGAAGGTACGTACGGTTGAACTGTGGGTGGGAACGTTTCTTGGGCAAAGTTCGCGGTACCCGTTATCGTACTTAGTATGATGAGAGGTATCGTGAACTTCATGCTCAATTTTTTATACATGAGGTATGATTGGTAATGCATGTAACGGTAACACGCGGCGGCTTCACCCCAGGACTTTAAAATTTTCTCCTGTTGTGGATGCCATATTTTTGGAAGTTTCTTTTCTTTGTCCATATTAATAGATATGAACATTATATTCTTCATTCATTTAGTGTTTTTCATAACCATGTTGGTTGTTCCATTTATGAAAAATAAACAAAACCTCGAGTTTTATTCATTACTCGTCCCATTCATATTTTTCCACTGGTCCGTAAACGACGATACGTGTGCTTTAACACAAATGGAAATGGCTGTGACTGGTAACAGTAAAGAGGAAACATTTTTTGGGCGAGTTATGGGTCCCATATACAAAATGGACGATACAGAGGCTAATAACTTTTTAAAATCTGTATTTTTTGGTCTTTGGTTACTCGTTCAATATAGACTCGACCGTATTGATTTGAGACCTTTGTTTAATAAAAAATAATAATAGTTTATATAAATGAAAAATAAAACGAGACAAAAATTGATACTCATTGTTTTTGTGATACTTGTTTCTGTCATAGTATACCAAATACTTAACCCAGTTGTTGTTAAAAAACAAGTTCCTGTTGGTGTACCAGTCGAAGTACCTGTACAGATTCCAGTAGAAAAAGAGTATAGAAACCCACCAATCAAGGAATATAAACCTGGGTATGTTCAACAAATGGGTGTTCTTGTAGGTCCAGATGACGAAACGTTACCGCTTTTCGGTAAAGAAGTTAGAGGGAGGCGAGATAGGTACCATTATTATACAGTAACACCCGGTGAGCAAGTGTATTCACTTCCAGTGACCCATGGCGATCGCGACTGCATGGACGATATTGGGTGTCAGGAACTTTATGGTAACGAATCCGTTTCTGTTTTAGGACAAACGGGTTCGTTCCAGACTAAATTATACAGAACGGATAACTTTTTTTAATCTTCTTCTTCTTTCTTTTCTGGAACAACAACTCTGTATGCACAGCTTCCCATTGTTACAGTTTGTGAACACATAGCACAACATGCACACAACAGTAATAACAATAAAGGTGGAGATTTTACCGGAACTATTGATATGGGTCTATATACAAAAAAGAAACAGCATAAGCAACAACACAGAGTTGAAGCCAAATTACCTGGTGCACAATTCGACATTTATAGTAAACAAATAAAATTATATTGGCTAATATAAATGAAGATTGAAATTCTTAAGAATGAAGCAAAACGTTTGGGTCTTCGCGTAACTAAAAAAATCAAAGGTAAACGTGTTCCTTTAACCGAAAAAGAACTCAAAGCAAAAATAGAACGTAGACGATCTCCTGCACTTGAAATACAGGTTCGTAATACGAAAAAACTTTTACGAACGTGTAAATCACTATTGAAAACTATGGAGCCAAGTGTTTCGAGAGCTCCTCGCGTTTCGGTAAAGAAAGTCGTACCACCAGCACCACTGGTTCCACCAGCACCGCCAGCACCACGAGCACCACCAGTACCACCACGACCCGTTAAACGCGACCCTCGTGCAAATTTAATGACGGCTTTGAAAGCAAATCTCGAAAGACGCGGTATTAGACAAAAGTTAAACCAAATTTCTTAGACATGAACTTTTTAGCTTCTTCGAGTGTTGGATAACTCCAAAGGAGCCAACGCGACCAGAACCCCGCGGTATACAAACCTGATTTACCCCAGTTTTCTTTATCGCTTTTTGTAACGTCTAACATGTTTTTATGAACGAGTTTAGGATAAGTTTGTTTTTGAACCATATACGGAACAAAACCACCGTGGCGTATAACATACGAACGCATTCGTAAAGGGTCTTTGTGTTTCGTATAATCCGTATACCCTTTACCCCCAAAATCAACGGATTTATCATTTTCAAACGTAACTCTAAATTTTTTTTCCAATCGCGGACTTTTTCTTAATCGAACACGCATTTATATAATTATTGGACATATTTATTTTGTAATCTGACGAGTGTATAGTGGTGATACAAGTGAATTAAACCGATCGCTAAAGAAACGTAAACGGCTGGGTTTTTCCTGGCTTTTCTGTTCATGAGAATAAGTATGAGTGTCGTGAGAGTAATGAGCGCTGGTAAAGTGAACAAACCAATTTGGACGTTCGTTAATCCGAGAAACCGTTTATCCAAAGTATCGATTTTATCGTTTTGTTCTGGTGCGTAGTATTCTTTTCCTTTATAATCTGGCATTTATTATAGGTAAACAAAAAAATGTGGTTTCTCGTGATACCATGTATACTGTTACTAAACGATTATTGTAAAAATCCTATAGATAGACTCTATTTCCAGAGACCTTTACGACCTCTGGTAGGTATACGAAACTCGATCGTCGATTTGTTTTTTCACAAACCTCTGTATTCGGTAGACGATTTTAGGGGACTTTGGCGTGTTCAGAAACACTTTTACGATATTAAAGACGAATACGATGCGTTACATAGGAACGTAAAAAAGTACCATTTTCACGATAGTGATCCATGGTTTTCGTATAACGAAAAGTATTATTACCACAAAATAAAGGATTTTCCGAGGACGGATACATTTTTAAAATCTATTCCGTGTATTGATCGTGCCATGATTGCAGTCATGGAAGGACCAATGTCTATACCAGCACACCGCGCCGAGAGTAATTTACAGTTACGGTACCATTTAACACTCGAAGGAACAAGTGTTCTCGATACTGAGTTCGAATACCACAAACACGAACCGGGTGAATATATACTGTTCGATCACGCGAGGTACCATAGCGTCGATAAAACGGATGAAGGAAAACGCGTTGTATTGATTTTAGACATTAATAGGTTTTAATCTAAAGGTGTTTCCGACACACCGCTTTATACGTGTTATGATCACCGACAAGTTCGAGTTCATCATTTTGAACAATACGTTTTGTAAATGGACCGTGTGTTCCGTCCATACACTCCATACACATTGCTGATATTTTGAACACTTTATCGGCGAGAGGTACGCAATCTATGAGTTCGCCAAACTTTCTTTGTTTATAATCACCATCGAGACCCGCGAGTAAAATTGTTTTACCCGAATCGAGAACTTTTTCAACGAATGTTTTGAGACCCGTAAAAAACTGTGCTTCGTCTATGGCTATAACGTCGACGTCTGAAAAATCGATTTCGTTAAGATCGTTCGTTTTTATACAATCAAAGCGAATATTATCGTGAGTACGTAAAACATCTTCGGGGGCGCGCGTATCTTTTTTTGAATTTATAACGAGAATTCGTTTACCTATGACGCGGTACCTTTTTAAACGCCGAATGAGTTCGGACGTTTTTCCGGAGAACATGTTACCCATGATAATTTTCAGACTCATGTTTTTTATTAGATAGTTTATTTCTTTATGCTTAACGCGTGTGTTATTTTGGAAAGATTACTTTCTATGTTTGATATTTTATAAGCCGTCATTTCCGTGTATACGAATTTATTGAAATACCTCTTTTTTGCGTTTAAAACGCGTCTTTTGTATAAATTTTTTAGTTTTTCGTTGGTTTTATATCTGCCCATATCTATTCTTGCCTGTTTTATGGTTTTAGATGTCTCGTACCCTAATTTTTTTTGTCTAATAGCTAAAGCTATTAGAAAATTAGATGAAAGACCTACGCATATACCCGTGGTATTATATCTTTGTAAATATGGACCTTTATAGATGAACATTTCTGAACAGTTTAACATATTTTTTAATTTTTGAAATATAATATCTGAAAACCGATTTGATTTTTCACCCCATGGATCGAAACAATAAAGCGTGTTATCCCATTTAAAAACGGATATACAATGATTTTTATGAATTTCCGGGATAGTGGTAGATTGACCACTATAATCGTAAACACCTATTAAAATTCCAATCTTTTCCTCGTTCACAACTTTTTTTAATTTTTCTAAATCACTTTCGTATTCTTCTTTATAAAAAGCGGAAACTATTTTTATTTTTTTATCGGGTATTGCTTTTCTTATTTTTCTTAGAGTGTTTTCGGATACGAATTTATAGAAAGCTTCGAGTATACGTTTTTTATACGATGGGTTTGGGTCTGAGTTATTTCTTTTTCTTTTATCGCCCATTCTTGATATACACGAGTATTTTTTTCCTGATATAAAGAAATGGATACTATACTATATATAACATGGAAACACTTAGAATTAAACGATTAACACTTGACGCAACTTTACCGACACGCGCATCCCCTGGTTCGGTTGGTTACGATTTGTATAGTATTGACGATATGACTATAAACGCGTGTGAAAGAGGTATCGTGAGTACGGGTATTTGTGCTACTATTCCTAAAGGTGTGTACGGACGTATTGCACCAAGATCGGGATTGAGTGTAAAACACGGGATTCAAACGGGTGCTGGTGTTATCGATCCGGATTATACGGGTGAATTGAAGGTTATCTTGTTTAATCACGGGAGTGAATCCTTTGAAATTAAACAAGGCGATAGAATCGCGCAATTAATTTTAGAAAAATGCGAAACGCCTCTTATTGAAGAAGTTGATGAATTAAAAGAGACGAAGAGAGGTGATAGAGGTTTTGGATCATCGGGTACGAACTAAATTAGTTACCAAATGCGACACCACCCATACCATTCTTAATCCTGAGAATGTTATAGTTGACCGCGTAGGCTCTGAGTGCGGCTGGAACATCACCCGAAACTCCCCCGTTTATTGTAATTTTGGCGTTATCTATTCTTGAAAAGTTTAAGGATCCCGTTGGTTGAGTTTTGTTCATGGTAAGACAAAATGGCCATGTAGTAACTGGTTCAGTATTGAGTACTTCTGGAAGTATGGAACAGTGTCTCGATGGTACGACTTTATTGTGGTATTCGTACGTCATGTTTTCAAAAAGTGTAACGCCATTAATGTACATGGACGCATCCGTGAACGAATATTTTGTACCATGATCTTCGGCGCACGCAATGTGTATAGCTTTAACTGGATGGTTAAAATATGTTAAATCAACGGACGTATCTGTTTTAGACATTGGTTGGTATTGTGTTTGTGTAATGAGAAGTTCGTGTTCGGTATTTGCGAAGAATTCGCGTTCTTGTGTGTCGAGATAGACGTAGGAACCGTACACTTTTGGTGTGGAGCCTTGAGTAAATTTGGGGTGTAATTTGATTCTAATTTCAACTTCGTGGTATTGAAGACCTACGAGTGGCAAAGATTTCGTCCAATCTTCACTGAAAAAGAATGGAATGACGTAACTTCCTGTACTGGCGTTAAAACCTGGGTTTACCGCTTTATAGGATGTTGTCGCACACGAAGCTTTTGCTTGTGATTCGTTATAAAGAACGTTGTGTACACCGGCAACGAAAAGAGAATCTAATTTAGTCACTTCTTGGCCACCAATCCACAAAGAAAATTCGGTTGGTGTTGTGCTCGAATCAAACAAACTTGTAGCAACATCTTGTGACATATTTATATCCGTGGCTTCAATCCATACGTAACTTAAAAGGTCACCTTTAGATCGGACTGGAATAACAACTTCGTTATTAGCGCCGAATGTACCGATATAGTCCATTCGTTCGGGTTTGATGGCAAAGTTCGTGTGACGTTTATAGTTTTGTCTAAAAAAAGAGACTTCTGGATCACCCGTGATATAGACATCCTGGGCACCGACTGAGACAAGATCAATCAAAGCAGCTGACATATTTACTATTATACTATATTAAAAAAATCGGGCGTTAACGTGGTAAGATAAAAATGGTTGTTTTTCAGGTACTCACCTGGGAAACACAGGATACTGATGAGGAACACTTGGTTAGTATTTTTGGTAAAACGTGCGAAGGTAAATCTGTATGTGTCACAACAAGTTTTACCCCTTACTTTTTCGTGAAACTCCCTAAAAAAATGACGTCTTTAGACGTTCGTAATTTATATACAAAAATAGATAAAGCGTGTCCTGAATGTTTAGTTGGTTACGATATTGTTCAAAGTAAAGACGTATGGGGGTTTCAAAATAACGAAATGTTTGCGTTTATGCAGTTAAAATTTAAAAACTTAGCGTCGCGGCGTATGGTGAATGGTAGATTAAAACGTATTTTGCAAGATGAACCCGTAAAACTGAAAGTGTACGAATCTAATCTCGATCCTGTTTTGAGGTTAATGCACAGAACGGGTATACAATCCACTGGCTGGATGGATTCTGGGGATACGTGTGTACGATCATATCTCGCGAACGTAGATATAGACTTGTTCTGTAACGATTGGAAAACACTTAAACCCGTTGATATTCCCGAAACGGCGCCATTTGTCGTTGCGTCTTTGGATATCGAGTGTAATAGTTCCACTGGTAAATTTCCTGATGCGGACGTTGAAGGCGATGCATGTTTTCAAATTGCTATTTCACTGGCACATTTTGGGTCGGAAACACCTTACGATAAGACGTGTTTGTGTTATAAAAATACAGATCCAAAATTGGAAGGGTGTACGATTAAGAGTTACGCAACGGAACGCGAAATGCTTATGGCGTTCAAGGAGTACCTTATTAAAAACGATGTCGACATTATCACGGGTTGGAACATATTCGGTTTTGATTTGGAATATATAATTAAACGTGCTGTTATTACAAAATGTGATCCATCGTTTTACGAGTTGAGCAAACTTAAGAATCATACGTGTGAACTTACGTATAAAAAGTTATCGTCGAGTGCACTCGGTGATAACGATCTCAAAATTTTACCAATGCCCGGTCGATTTATTTTCGATTTATTCCACGAAGTTAAGAAAGGGTATAAACTCGATTCGTATAAACTCGATAACGTTTCGAAACTGTACCTTGGTGATAACAAAATCGATATGCCTGCAAAAGAAATGTTTGCGCGTTTTGTTGAAGAAGACCCTGTAAAGTTGCGTGAAGTCGCTGAATACTGTATTAAGGATACGTTGTTACCACACAGACTTTTAGCAAAGTTATGTACACTCATAAACTTACTGGAAATGGCAAAGGCAACGTGGGTTCCGTTATGTTACTTGGTCGAAAGGGGACAACAAATCAAAGTGTTTAGTTTATTAACAAAAAAAGCGCGTGAAATGGGGTTCATGGTTCCAACAATAACGTGGGGACAATATTCCGCTGATGGATACGAAGGTGCAACTGTTCTCGAAGCACAAAAAGGTGCGTATTACACACCGATTACCGCCCTTGATTTCGAGGGTTTGTATCCATCGATCATGATGGCACATAATTTATGTTATTCGACACTCGTTATGGATTCCAAGTACGATAACTTACCCGGTGTAACGTATGAAACGTTCGGGTTTTATAAGTTTGCACAAGGTGTACCGAGTCTTTTACCGAGTATTCTTTTGGAACTCAAACAGTTTCGTAAACAAGCTAAAAAAGATATGGCAAAATCAACGGGTTCTTTGAAAGAAATGTATAACGGTAAACAATTGGCGTATAAAGTGTCTATGAACTCTGTGTACGGTTTTACGGGTGCAGCAAAAGGTATGTTACCGTGCGTACAAATCGCTTCTACGGTAACGTTAAAAGGGCGAAGCATGATTGACGAAACAAAGGCGTACGTTGAAAAGAATTTTCCGGGTGCAAAGGTAAGGTACGGTGACTCTGTAACACCGGATACACCTTTACTTATTCGTAAGAACGGGTGTGTACAAACGTGTCGCATTGATTCACTTGTAAATGAATACACTTTACGTGACGACGGTAAACAAATCGGGTACATAAATGCCGAGGTATGGACAGAGAACGGATTTACACCGATACACCAAATTGTAAGACACGAAACAGATAAAAGCATTCACCGTGTAGTAACACACACGGGTATAGTCGACGTGACCGAAGACCATAGTCTTCTTCTCGAAAATAAGGAAATTGCTAAACCCACACAAGTGAGTGTAGGGACGGCTTTACTCCACGGAAATTGTGTAAATTCTATCGATACATGTACCGATACAAGTATTACAAAAGAAGAAGCAAAAGTTATGGGGTTTTTCTTTGGTGATGGATCGTGTGGTACATATTTATGTAAATCTGGTGTAAAAAGTACATGGGCTCTGAACAATTCAAAATTGGAGTATTTGGAAGAAATGCAAAAATTGTGTCCTTTCGAAACAGTAATATATGATACAATCAAAAGTTCTGGATTCTATAAACTTAACGCTAAAGGTTTGGTCGTAAATATTGTTAACAAATATAGAAACTTGTTTTACAACTCACACAAAGAAAAGATAGTACCGTCGTGTATTTTAAATGCATCATCGGAAATTATCCAGTCTTTCGTAGATGGGTATTATATGGCTGATGGGGACAAAGATAAAAATGGGTATACGCGCATGGATATAAAAGGTAAAGAAGGGAGTATGGGAATGTATATGTTAGGGCGAAAATTGGGGTATAATGTTTCTATAAATACACGCACTGATAAAGTAAATGTATTTAGACAAACATGGACAAAGTCTACACAAAGAAAAGATCCACAAAAAATAAAAAAGATTGAATGTCTTGGAAAAACGTATGGTTACGTGTATGATTTGACCACTAAATCCCACCATTTCCACGTAGGTCCAGGTGATCTCGTGGTTCATAATACCGATTCTGTAATGGTTGAATTTGATGTTGGAAATCGTAAAGGTATGGAAGCGATAGAGTATAGTTGGGAACTTGGTGAACGCGCCGCAGATGAGTGTACTAAACTGTTTAAAGCACCGAATAACCTCGAACTCGAGAAAGTCTATTGTCCGTACTTTTTGTATTCAAAAAAGAGGTACGCCGCGAAACTTTGGACAAAGGGAAAAGATGGGAACATGCACATGGATTATATAGATGTTAAGGGATTACAATTGGTAAGGAGAGATAATACACCGCACATGCGTGAAGTGTGTAAAGAACTTCTCGATGTTGTTTTAGAAAGTAGCGATACCGGACCACCAAAGGCGCTCGCTTTACAAAGGGCTATAGAACTTATCGAAGGTGATGTACCAAACGAGAAACTTATTCTTTCGCAACAATTGGGTGATACGTATAAATCACAAAATTTATCGCACGTTCAAGTTCGTAACAAAATGCGTGAAAGACAACCTGGCTCGGAACCCCAATCGGGTGATCGTGTACCGTACATTCTTCTCGATACGGGTGATCCAAAGGCAAAAGCGTACGAAAAAGCTGAAGATCCCAAATACGCAAAAGAACACAATTTAAAAGTGGATTATAATTATTATTTTATAAACAAGTTTTTGAACCCTGTGTGTGATTTAATTGAACCACTTTTCGAAGATCCAAAAGAGGAAATATTTGGTGAACTCTTAACGCGTGTTAAACCAAAACGGAGACCGAAGAAGAAGGTAGAAGATGAGGGACAGAAAAAGATTAGCGATATATTCAAATCACTTAAAAAATAGTCACCATTGATATGTAAGATGTCAAGACGAAAGCCTACACTTAACGATGAATTATGTATGGCCGTACAAAAAGTTTTAGATAAACGTTTGGATATGGACGAAATAAAATATCTGAATCAGATAGAATTTGCTAAGATAATATCTGACGTTTACCATATTAATCTAAAACAATTGTGTAAATACTTACCAAATTCAGGGAAATTTTGTAAAGGGTATAAGAAAGATGGTAGTCCGTGTACCGGAAAAGCAAAATTAAACGGTATGTGTAATAATCACATGGATCAAAAACCGGGTAAAGAACCAATAGAGATGACCATGTTAAATAACGAAAGTATTAAACACAGTCACACATTTCTCGAATGTATATATAAACCGGGGTGCCCGGCATGCGAAACTTCAAAAAAGGGCTTTAAAGATTTGCGTGGTATTATGTAATAATGAATAAATCGGCTATTCTACTAACATCGATTGATACTTTTTATAACATACCCGAGAATAGAGCTACGCTTTTAGAAATTTTGAATAAAACGGGTGGTATTTCCTTACGTAATCTCGAATGGTTCATAACGAATTATTCAAAGAAAAACAATTTAACGTATACAACAAAGGACGGTAAAATTTTTAGTGTACACTGTGCGTATAAATCGAGTTTAGATGGGTACAGTAAAAAATTATTCGATCCGTTTTGTCGTTCGTCTAAGATGACGTATACCGTTCCGGGAACATCTGATGAAATACACACAACAGTGGCGCAGTTGAATTTCATAAGATGGTGTATAAAAAATAATATAATCGAGTATATTCGTGAAAACAAAACCACTTTATTTTCTAAACAAGTGACATGATACCATTTTCAAAAACAAATGTTTGGTATCCTACGTAATATAAGTGTAAAGTATAGTCGGTTGTAAGTCCTTCCTTCATGGTGACTTCTAAAACTGTCCTGTTAGATTGTATCTGACTAAAATCTAACATTCCCGATGGTTCCACATTAATCGGATTCATCGAGAATGCGTACGTATATATACTTCTAAAAGGTCTCGATAGTCGACTCGTAAATGGTACCACATACTTGAAATATTTGTGATCGCTATCTTGTATGTTTGGTAAATCTTGGCCGTTTATGAATATTTTAGCTTTTACCATGGGTGCGTTATAAAATTCATTTGTTATGGAATACTCTGAACTCGATGAAAAATTGTACCTGTTTGCGAAAACGTTTGCCGTTAAAGTCGTACCACCTTCGTATGTTTCTTCGTTTTCAAATGTTTTTTGTCTAAGAAACCAATTCAGTGTTTTAACGGGTATTTTTGGTACGAGTTCTAATTTTGCGTTTCGAGTTCCAGCTAATATATCTAATGTGGGGTGTTTTTTAACTATATCAGTTACTAAAACGTGTCTTTTATTTGTCATGTGAATACGTTCAGATGGATCAATTGTTATTTCTTCTGTTATTATATCAAATTCTGGTAGGTAAACTGAATCCGTTTCGTTTGTAAAAAACGATTGTTTATGAAACTCGAATTCAAACTGAAGTTTTTGTTTGTGTATAGCACACGTTGGAAAATAAGGACGGTTTGGTGTATTTGTTTCGTATTCGTCACTCTCGTATTTGCGTGAAAAGAGTAAAGGTATGGGTATGAAAACGCGTGACTTGTTCTGGGCTAAAATTTGATTACCTGGTAACAAAGATGTATCTTCAGCATTATTTCTGTTTACTGTATATCTTTTTGTTCTTTTTTCAGATTCGTCTAAATACAATTCGTCGTATATTATACCCCAATCTCCGTGAAACTTTTCAACAACAATTTCATCGACACGCATGGTTACAGATTTGAGAATGTGTCTACCAATTTGATCCGCGTAATAACTGTCTGTACCTGTTAGAGCGGGTAATTCAAACGAAACATACATATTTGATAAAAGATCGCCCATGTTTCTCGGATTAAGTGTAACTTTAACCGTTTCACCGAATGGCCAAGTCGCCGATGATGTACTCGGTTTATTCACGTTTAAATTTTTGTGAAACTTGGTGAAATTTGAGTGTCTTTTTGGATCGTACTTAAAGAACGAATGATTAGGATCGGTTTCCAAAAGGTATGTATCCTGTTTACCAATTGCGTTGAGTGATACTATAGCACCCGTATCTGGTCCGGATGTATCACACATACTACTACTTATTGTTTATATATTTTTAAATCCCTTTTCCACATGTCAATGTGTGTGGTATTTTGTAAAACATCGAGTTCGTTTTTTGTTTTTGACGTTTCTTCCCTGAGATTTTGTACAGCTTCGTGTGTATATTGGTACGTTTTTATGTTCAGAAGGTAATCGTATGAATTATCAATCTTATCAAAAAGTTTTTCCATTTCGTGTTCGAGATCTGAACGTTTTCGTTTAAAAACGGTAAGTTTTTCGTGTATGACCATATCTACAAATCTTGATGTATTTTCCAATTTTTTCATTTTTTCTTTTAACACGTTGATAAGGTGTGTTTTTCTTTTCTTGTATGTCTTTGTTCTTATTTCAAAGAAGTCTGTAAGTATTTCTTCTGGACTTTCGTATTTATGAATACCTTTGGTCGGGTGAAATAAATGCATGTTTGTGACGTGGAAGGTTTTTTGGAGTTTGAAATCTTTTATAATATCATTACCTGTATATCCAGATATACTAAAATCGACATTTTCAGTGGTACTATTATTTACATAGTTCGATATCTTCTTTTTCTCGACGAGTGTATCGAGATACTCTTTGTATTCCTGCGTCCAACGTCCTGGCGGAAGTTCTGTGACTTTTAGTGTGTTACCCGATTGAGACCAAACACCTTCCGTAACCCATACACCGTCTTCGTTACTAAACACACGCCCATTGAATTTATTAAACCATGGTTTCATAGGAATAATCGTTTCTCCGGCGATAATTCTTTCTATATTTTTCTGTATATCATATGGATTAAACGGTGGTATATACGAACTAAACCCAGTTCCTATACCTTCTGTACCATTTACCAAAACCGTTGGTAAAATAGGGACGTAATAGTCGGGTTCGATTTGTTTACCGTCGTCGTCCAAATACTGTAAAATGGGGTCATCTTTTGGGTCAAAAAGTTGTCGTGCACTTTTCGTAAGTTTTGTAAAAATATACCTCGTTTGACTCGCATCTTTACCACCCATGAGTCTCGTACCAAACTGACCACACGGTTCGAGTAAATTTATGTTATTCGAACCCATAAAATTATGTGCAAGTTTTACAATCGTATCGGCCAAAGAGACTTCACCGTGATGGTACGATGTCTTTTCCGAAACGTATGCCGCTAACTGCGCGACTTTCATTTCGGACGTAAGATTTTTAGTAAAACACGCGTATAAAACTTTTCTTTGTGACGGTTTTAAACCATCGGAGACGTGTGCAATAGATCTTCTTAAATCTGCGAGACTGAAATTAACGAGATCTTTGTGAATGAAGTCGGATATACCGAGCCTTTCAACGTTTCCGTATGGTATTTCCAATTCCGAAGGTTTCTTTTCCGTACTTTCGAGTAGCCATGTTTTCCTCGAATCCGATTTCGATTTATCAAACGCGAGAATAATAGAGTCGTCCATAGTTTCATCCGTGTCGAATTGAACAGTGAGTTCTTTTATTTTTTTAAAATAGTCGCGTGCTTCTGCAGACGTTGATGTACCGAGACCCTTGTAGTACTTAATTTTCCATCCCTGTTTACCGTTACCGTACCAGTGCCTGAACGTAGAATCGGTATAAAACGATTTAGTTTCCGAACCTTTCGTTGCTTTTATGATTGGTGTAACCATACTCACAACAAAGTTTAGTTTGAGTAAACTTGGCCAAAAATAATGTATCATGTTAAGAATGAGACCCTTGATATGACTTCCGTCGTTATCTGCATCTGTCATGATCATAAGTTTACCATACCTGAGTTCGGAAAGAGACGTGTACACTTTACCCTGTTGAAGACCTAAAATCTTTTTGAGATCGTTAAACTCTTTATTTTCGGTGAGTTGTTTTACACTAGCATCTCTGACGTTTTTACACTTACCACGAAGAGGGAAAACACCGTAATGATCTCGACCAACGACAGATAAACCAGCAATTGCCAGTGTTTTTGCAGAATCACCTTCAGTAACAATAAGAGTACACTTACCGGATTGTTGTGTACCAGCTTTATTCGCATCATCGAGTTTGGGTATACCCGTTATTTTTGATTTACGCGCACCATCCGTTTTCTTGAGTTCTT